CAATCCTCTTGGGGGCTTTTGCAGTTGCGTTGTGGGCAGAACCTAGTTGGGCTGATATTGCTCAGCAAGCAACTGCGCAACGTGTTACGCAACCTTTATCTGTTTGGTGGAGTTTTATTGGTATAATCCCATCAGTGGGGTTTGTGGGATATTTAACTTGGTGTTTGTATAACATCTACCGGCCGTTGGGTCATGTAGGTATGGCTATTACTCTAGGCTTTGTTGCTTGGCCTATTGCTATTGTGGGCAACTTTACTGGTGCCAATCCTCGTGAAGTAAGTATTTTCACTCATCAGTCTCCCTATTATATCAGCAAACATGAACATGACAGACTGTGGAGATTGACTTGGAAATTCCAGGAGGAGTGTAAAGGAGACAACAGGTGTGTTAGTTCTGTTTGGAAGGCGTATCATGAATGCAAGGACTCTAACAACTGCCGTGGCAAACTTGTTGAGGTTTACAATGAACGACGTCGTGAACTAGCTGCTGATCCTCATGCGTTTAGCAGTTTCAAACCTTGCGAAGATTGGCGCATGGACCGCTGGGCCAAGTGTTGGTGACAAATGCCTGCTGGTGACCTTGCCGGTGACAGTGTTATGCACCAGTCACCGGCTTGCCGCGGAACCAACTGGCTTCGGCTTCGCGACGAGTTACTAGACCGCGTAATATCTTGCCTTTTGCATATACGTACTGCAACAAAAGGTTGGGCACTTCACTATAGTTACCTTTGTTTAGTTGTTCCAAAATATCACTTTTTTGCAGCCTACCACCACCAAGATTGAAGGTAAAGCTTGTAAGAGCATCAAATTGGCTTTGTGTTATAGGCACTTTAACAAACTTTCTAACGTAAAGTTCTGCTTTGGTGTCTAAATCTTGACGTAGCAGTGTGTCGACTTCAGTTTGGGTCAAAGGTCGGCTCAAAGGGACATTAACTCCCCCAATAAGCACGCTGTTGCTAGCTTGCTCTTGTGCAGTTACTAAATGTCCGTATCCCACAGTGGGTAAGCCCACAGGATCTTTGTAAACACTGTATTTCAAACCTTCGTGTCTTTTTATAAACTCGATGAGACTGCTAGAACTACGATAACTTGCGGCTGCACCTAAATCCCCGCTGCCGCCTTCATATTTGTATATGGGGTTGCCTTTTTCGTCATATCCTTGACCACTATAGCGCCCAGCTGGCTGCCCTTCTCTAGGGCTGCCAATAATATCTAGAGGTTTTTCTTGACCGGGAATGATTTGTCCAGCACGCAAACCACCGTTGCTTCCTACTTCAATACTGCCATTTAGGCCAAAAACTCGGGCACTGTGTCCTGTGTAGGGTTCATGGTAAGGCAAGCGTGGCATAATGGTGTTGATCAAAATATATCTAAACTGACCATCTGTTATGATTTGCATGTCCTTTTGATTTAAATCAACAGGGGTGCTAGCAACTGCGGCTGTTCCGCCAACACCTGGAGCAGGACCATTTATATCTACTCGGGGCGCTTGCAAGGTGTAACTCCCGGAACTTAATATACCAAAATCACCACTGGCAAAATCTCTGATGTAGCCGTTGCTGCGTCTACTGAAGTTGCCAAAACTAGTTTGCAGCATGTCAGTTCCAGCACTGGTGTGAATTTGTTTCAAACTGGAAACATACATGTTTTGCTGTGCATAAATATGGAACTCTTTTACAGCTTCCATTTTTATTACACCACCTCCTGAAGGAGTGGCACTTGTGGGAGTAGGAGTTAACTCAATGCTTTTATTAACACCACTAACAGCATAACTGATTAGATTTTTTGCAATATCCTCATCCCTACGAAACTCCACAACAAGCCCATCAGTAAACACAACTGATGTGTTGCTTATTTGACCAGTGCTGGAACTTTGCCAATTGCCCTTGTAAGTGTATTGCTCCTGTCCAATAATCAAATTTCCTGCATTAGTGGGATCCAGCAAAATAGCGATATCAGGAATAGGTCCAGCTTGTTCATCACGAGCTTTCATGTAAATGCTGCGACCAGCTTCAATATTCACATCTAAATCTGCACGTAAGTTTAGACTACCTTGACTTCTAATACTGATATCAGCTTGTGCATAGATGTCAATCTCACCACCTGCACTGAGCTCCACCCAGTTTTTGCCATCAACACTGTTCATGTAAACACAACCAGTGCTGTCGTTTACTAAAACTTGTGCGCCTTGCTGTGTGCGCAAACGGATAAAGCTATTGCTGGGATCGTCATCAAATACAACTTGGCTACCGCCAGGTGTTAAAAACCCATATGCATTATTAATAGGATCCGGTCGTCTGGCGCTGGCACTTGTAATACCACGTACTGGATCATTTAACAAACCTTGTCTTAAAAGTCCATCGCGGAGTGGTTCAAACTCAGGCCTTTGAGAAGTTTCACTGGGATCACCATTATATTGATTGCGCTTGTTGTATTCCACAACAGGGGCGCCAGCTGTGCCTCCGTTGCCAGCAATACCTGGAACCATGTTGTTCATGTTTTGCTGATATAAACAGCCCAGCCAAATGCCTTTGCTGCTGTCGCCGTTTATGAACGCAACTATTACTTCGTTGTCTTGGTCAGGTGGCACAAACCACATGCCATAACTGCGTTGACTGGCGGTGTAACTTTGATCATTTGGCTTGTTGTTGTAGACGCTAGTAGCCCCGGCAAACGGGCTGCAATAGCTGACAATAAACCACGAGCTGGGATCTGTGCCATCTCCTCCAGATATTTCTGGAATCCAAACTCTAAGGCGACCCATGCGGCTGTCATCATCAGTTTCTCTCACAAACCCCACGTACATTTTTGTAAGTAAGGGAGATCGGCCTTCAGGTTCTAAACTATAATCACCAGGTGTGTTTGTTGTGCGACTTAAAAGTGTCATTCTTGTGCCTCGGGGCGATTGGCGTTTGCAGCGTCTTGCGTCCGTCTGGCTTGTATTTGTTGTTGAGCTAATGGGCTAGGCGGTCTAATCGCAGGTGTAGCAGTTGACGCAGTAGATCTTAACTGTTGGTTTATTTCTGCTTCTTTTATAAATTTATCCATTTCACTATTACCGGTATTACTAAATGTATCTTTGAAGCTTTTCAACACTTGCGTAAACCTACCATTGCTAAATGTATTTTTTACCTCGATTACACTGTAAAAACCATCAACGAACTGATTATTACTTGTAAACTGCATGAATCCTGTTTGTTCATTAGGAGCTTGACCACTGCGAAATGACAAATAATACAAGTTGTCACCACCTAGATATTCTGCATAATCGCTACTCAGCTTTGATAAGTTACTGGGCACTTGACTATTAACATCAATATTGCTATGCCCCAACCAAAAAGGATCACCGCGTATTTCCAACTCAATATTGATCATTTCCTTGTTGACACTGTCTAAGTTACCAACAACTGCACCAAATGCAGTGCGGCTACGGGGATAGTTAATTTTATTTGTAGCGTTTCCTGGAGTTTGTCTACTTGATGCACCTTGGTTGAAATCTGCAACACACGCTTCTTGATCAGGCCGCACAGTGTTAATAAATGGCGGAGCGTCGGGAATATCTTTTACATCTTGATCTTCTACAAATAAATCCCGTTGTCCTTGTTTTACAGCCTGGTTATATCTATTCAGAAAATCAGCTTCTTGTGCCAGTCTTTGTTGTGCTAGAGGATTGTTACTGACTATTCCCGCAGGGCCTTGTTGATAAAAATCCACAAAGTCTCTACGAGCAGCTTCACGCTCTTGACGAGCTTGTTGCAGATTTCCTCGTAAATTAGCAAGACGTTGTTCTGCTTGTGCAGACCTTTGAAAGGCATTGTCCAACTGGTTAGATATGTCTGCTCTAGCAACTTGATCTTGAACTGTCCTAGCTTGTGGAGTACGTTGTGAAATTTCAAGTGTTTTATCTGCTACTTTTTTAGCTTCAACGAGATCTTTTTCCGCTGCTACTACTTCATTTGACAATCTGTCATATTTTACTTTAGCGTTGCGATATCGACCTTGTCGGGCTTGCCATGCACTGTTATCTTCACCGCTTACTGGCCCTTGCGTATGATTGCTTACAAAGTTAGCGCCACTGAATGGAACAGTGGCAATCACAAAAAAATTATTCACTTTGAACTCAAACTTTATTATATCCAAGTTTTGTCCAGTATAAATCCATTCATATTTCTTCCGTATTCTGTTAGCAGAAAACAGAAAACGCAACTTGTCCTGTTGGACATTCTTTTTCTCGGTATTTCGTATAGTGGGTATGTCTTCTCCGCGAACTCTCACTTCATAATAAGGAACAATTGTATAAGTAATACGCTTGACATAATCCTTTGCTAAAGTGTCATAACCAACATGCTCTACCCGAGCATGTATTTTTATGTTTCTCACAAGTCCATGGCTCAAGGTACCTATGCTGTTGTTTTGACCTTCACCACCTTGGCTCCAGCGCAAAAACTCATCAGTCAAACTTAATATTCTGTTAACCATATTGCTGAAATCTACCCCGGGATTAGCATTTACTGTTATTGTGTTGCCTTCAGCTTTAATATTCATGTTCCTGCTGCGGGCATCATCACTTAATCTGTTCTTGTTAATACTCCATTGAGTCATTTCATTGGGAAACTTAATACGATATTCTTCCAAAGGGGCTGTTCCATATGCCAAGTCAATAGCATTGTTGTTTAGTGCTGATTCAAACTTTTGTAACATTTCACCTACAGTAGTTGCACTAACATTAATGTTTTTTTCTGACAAGCTAAGTTGGTTAGTAAAGGCAGCCATACCATCAAACAATCCTTTTATGTCATAGTTGCCTCCACCTTCATTACCGTTGAAATCTATATTGGTAATGCTTACACGGAATACTTGATGAAACAAAGCTTGGCTAACTGGTTGCCCTTGTTCGTTATATCCAGTGAACCATAACTGTATGAAATACTTACCACGTTGCCAGTTCAATACTCCTATTTCTCTACTAGCTGTAGATAATCTATCCGGCAAACTAAACCCATAAGGTTCTGTAATCTTCATAGACCAACTGATACTTGGCATGTTACGAGTTTCTTTTGTAGTACCAGTGAGATTTCTATAAGTGAACTCGCTGATGTTGAATCCTACTGTAACGCCACTTTCGGCGATAACAACTTTAGGAATATTGTCTATATCATCTTTGTTAGTGGTTTCTGCTAGTTTTTCTGCTTGACTGTCGCTAGTCATCCAAAACTTGATATGGTAGGTATAGTTTGCATATTGATCAAGCGCATTAGTAACAACTTTGCTTTTTATAAGAGCTTGAAAATCAAAAGCCTCGCTGCCTGTGCCTGCTGCTCTTAATGGCCCTTGGGCAAACTCATCAGCACTGTTTATTAATGACTGTTGCGCAAACTGTCTGCCTGATCCCATGTCTATACCAGCTGCCCGTATAGCTTGCATGCCAGCTGAATCTGCACCTTGTGCGATTGCCAGTTGCTCGGCTTGTTGTCGAGCTAAAACTTGAGCTTGCAGCTCACTAACATTTTGTTCACGGCGAAAATCTGCCATGTCAGACCGAGTCATATCTCTTGTATCTGCTCGTGATTGATCTCTGCGAAACTCTGCTTGATCTGCTCTAATAGGATCCTCGACAGCTCTTAGTTGATTGGGTGTTTGCCCAGGACCTTGTTGGGCTTGGCGTCGCTGTTCCAGTACAGAATTAATACGAGTCTCTGACATTACAATAATCCTGAAATACTAGTATTACTGGGCACCAAAATTTCTATGCCCGGCACCATGTCATAAATGGGATCTTGTAACACATCGCTGTTATACACAGCAAAAACCCACCACAACTTGGGTGTGCCATAAGCATCAAAACTCAACAAGTCAGGTCTATGCCGATACTTTGAAGGTAAAACTATAGTTGTATCATCACTGCTAAATCCCAGCAGTGGTGGCTGCCAATAATCCAAATACATAACATATTGGTTTTGTTGTGGAGTATTGTTATAGGGACTTTGTTTTTTGTAGCTACTTCGTTGTATCATATCCAACCTGCTTGTGATGTGTCTGAGATATAACCACCCCGTCTAAACGTATCAATATTCCATTCACGTAAAGCTCGGGGTGTATGCTGCACCGTTAAACTTACTGAAATATCAAAAACCGCTGGCACTCGTGTTGTTAAAGGATTTGCCTGATTGCCAGTTTGTGCTGAAGCATTTGGTACAGTAACATAATCAGGCTCATTGGGCAGTGTTACACTTAAGTTAGTAACTACTACTGGCAAACTTTTAAACATACCACCGCCATGTGCATCAAAAAACAACACAGGTGGTGGGGTTCCTGGTTGTGGATTCACACTAGCGCCAAAACTCATTTTGGTTACTAATCGTAAAAAATGAATGCAAGCTAGATTATAGCTGGCTTCTCGTTGAGTCTGACTGCTGAAGCTTCCTGCAACAGTGAGTTTAGTAGCCGGAGTACGAGTATAAGCCAGCATTTCTTGATTGGTATGCACAGACCCCATGCTTTCATATGTTACATCTTGTGTGTAAGTGATAGTGGGAGTGTATGGCCAAATCATGCCGCCATACTCTTGCAAGTTAGCCCAAGGATTACCATCATATATTAGTTTATATGCGCGAGAATTAGGTTTAGCTCTGAGACGAGCACGCAAATCAAAATCACTAGGCGCTATAGCCATAGCTGCGTTGTTCTGTTGGCCACTGGATTCTTTATCAGGATTAATGCCAGCAAACGCTGCTTGTTGAGCAAAAGTTTGCAGTTGTAGGTTTTCTATACGTGCAGCCTCCGCTTGTGCAAACCTCCCTGTTAAAGCGCCTTGAAAACCCAAACGATCACGAAGCCGATCATATCTGCTTGGTGCAGCAGGTGCAATATCAGGAACTGCTGAGGACCCTACAACGTCTACCATAAATATTAACTCCAGGTTTGTTGTATTTATAGCAAGAAAAACCGGGATTTTGACACTGACAAATACCCCGTTTATAATCTTGATGATTTTGGAGACAAATATTGACTATAACCGTTGCAATTAAAATCAAATACTTAACAAATCGTGAACTACTAGAACAAATCCACGCTAGCAAAAATACCTATTGCAGCTACTTGGAAAATATTTACAGCAGTTTTGATATAATAACTCAAGATTTAAACTTGATAAATCTTGAAACTCTTGAGCAAGCTAAAATA